GTTCAGCGTCCCGGTAATCGTCGAGGTCGCGCAGGGCGAGCATGACGGGCGCCAGCCACGGCACGCCGCGGACCTGGCCAGGGCGCAGGATGTTATAGGCGTGCATTACCTCTTTGGCGGGATACGGCTGGCTCAGAATCCCGCCGCGCGGATTCATCATGTAGACGCCGCCCGGGTGGTAGTTGTACAGCCAGTACGCCTCCCGTTGGCCGTACAAGTTGAACTGCACTCCCTGGATGATGTGCCCGTTCGCCAGCCCCATCGTCCGGTGGATGTCCAAATAATCAGCCTCCAGCACTTGGAGTTGGAGAGGGACGCGGAAATTATCCTGCGCCTGCCGGCCCCGGAAACGAACGACGCCATCGCCGCTCTCTGCAATCGTCCGCACGATCAACGACTGCATGCCGTAGAAATCCAACTGGCCGCCCGGGTCGCAGTTCTCCGCAAAGAACGGCCACTCGGCATCGATGATCTCGTTGAGCGCAGGGCTGCTGGTCTTGGCCTGCGGCACGATCCCGGTCCCCACTGTGTTGCCGACAAGCTCCGCGATTGCCTTGGTGGCATAGGGATTGTTACGCAGCAGCTCGCGCGACCGGTCGCGCAGGTTGATCAGGGACGCGCCAACCTCGGTGTTGGCATCGCCGGCGGAGGCAATCCACCCTTCCGTGCGCCGGCCCGACTTGGCGCCGTCGTAGGCGAACGTCTCCACCGCCGAGCGGAATCGCGCGCGGCGAAATGCCCGCTCGGGCGAGAAGTACCCGATCATTTTGTCGAGGGCGTTCATTTATTCCCGGCTGTGCATTGCCAAACTGAAGGTGGAAGGCGTCGTGCCAGAGGCGCCCTCGATTGCAGCGTTGCAATCAGTGAGGGCCTTTCGAATATCATCAACGCTGTTGAATTCCACCGCGCGATCCGGCAACTGCACTCGGCGCGCCCCACTGAAGAGCGCTCGCTGCAGGGCGTCGCGCAGCGTCAACAGTTCCGTCAGGTTGATCATTTGAACCAGCCCTCGCGAGCGCCACCAACGAAGAAGTCGCGGCCGCCGCCCCAGTAATCGTCCTTGCCAACGCGCGGGGCGTCGGAGGGGATGTTGCCCTCGGCCGCCGCCCAGTCGTCCTCACTAAACCGATCAATCCCACAGACCGCCGCGGCAGCCCGGCAGAGCACCGCCGTGTCGAGAGGCTCGTTCCTGATGTTCGGATCCTTGACCCACTCGATCTTGCCGCTTGCCGCCCTTACCACCCGCGTTTCGGAGCACAGCCCCTTGTAGAACGCGTCGTCGCCGTAGGCGTAGTGCTGGTAGCCCGCGGGGAACGGCTCCTCCGGATCGGTGGGGAGCGCCAGGCGCAGCCAGTCGTAGAACTCCTGCTTGGCCCAGTGCGTTCCGATACTCCAGATCCGGACGTTCTGACGCTTGCGGGCGGCGTCCGTGCTGGATACCGACGCCAGCAGCTTGAACGCGTTGTCTGTGCCCTTCGTCGGGATGACGGTCCGTGGCGCCGCGATCGCATCGCCGGCAGGCCCATGCGCCGGCTGCGGGTGGCGCGCGGCAAAGTCGTACACCATCTGCGGCCGGAAGCCGCTGTCGATCGCCATCGCCAAGATGGGCATGGTCCCGCCCGCCGCGCGCGGCCAGTCCTTCGCCAAGAGTGCCTCCAATTCCTGCCAGACCTCCGGCGCCGAGGTTTTGATCGGCTGCCCACTCTGGTCCGGCAATTGGATCACCCGGTAATCAACCGACCACGACTCCTTGCCGCGTCCGTATGCCTTGATCTCCACCTCGAGCCGGTCGTCCTGCACGTCCACGCCGGCCACTAGCAGAAGGCCGGCCACCGGAACGACGCCCAACGGGTACTGCTCCCGCCGCAGGTACACCTTCTCCCAATCCGGCGCCGTGCCGCGCTCGGCCCACAGTTCCGCCAGCACGGTGTTGAGAAATGCCTTCAGCGTCTCCGGCGACTTCTTGGCGGCCAGGAATTCGGTGGCGATCGTTCCCCAGCTGCGCTTGGGCGAGATCAACTGCGATACGCGGAAGCCCGGAATGGCCGACCCAGGGTTCTGCGCGCGGTACTCGCCACGCTCTACCATCCAGGATTTCTGGTGGTGCGGGATCTCCTTCCGGCAGTTCTCGCAGCAGTAGGCGGCCTTCTCCGGCTCGCCTTCCGGCCACACGAGGCCGCCGCCCGTGGCGCCGCCGCCGAACACAAGCACCTGGAAGTGATTGCACAGCGGGCACGGCACGAAGAATTCCCGCTGGTCGCTCTCGATCCACGCCTTCTGGATCCGGCTCGATCCGTCCACGGTGGGCGTCGAGCACATGACGACTTTCTTATTGCGCTCAAATTCGCCGGTGCGCCTCTCTGCCAACGACACCGGATCGCCCTCTGTCCCCGCGCTCGCCGGGTATCGGTCGACCTCGTCCAGCAGCAGGTACCGGATCGGCCGCATGGCTAGGCCGGACGGGGAGATGGCGCCGGTGAAGGTGATATGCCCGCTCCCGTTGGTGAAGACCTTGTGGAGTGCGGTGTTGTTCGAGTCTCGCGATTTGACCGCAGCCAGCTTCCCACGCAGGCACGGCGTGTTGCGGAACATGGGCGCCACGCGATCCTTCGACAGCGCCTTGGCGTCTTCCGACCGCGGCTCCACCACCAGCACCGGGCCCGGATCCACGTCCGCGATGTAGCCCAGGAAGTTCACCAGCACCGAGGTCTTCAACATCTGAGCTGCGCTCATCAGCACGACCATCTTGCAGGGATGCGAGGGGCTCAGGACGTCCATCGGCTCCCGCTGGTACGGTCTGGTCTGCCACTGCCCGCGCTCGGCCGCCGCGGCGCCGGCCAGGACGACATTCTCGTCCGACCACTGCGAGACAGTGATCTCGCGTGGCGGCAGCATCGCTTCCGATCCGACTTTGTACATCGAAAATGTTCCTGGGGCAGACATCAGTAACCTGCGTCAGCGATAGCCTTCGAAACCTTGCGCAGCAGCGCGTCGCCTTCCCTGGAGAGGATGCGGTGAATTACAGTCTCGTCGGTGGTCGCCGCGAGCATCGGCGTGAGGCGGTCAGGCCAGGCCGAGACCTGGTCGCGGATAATGTTGGAAATCGACGAGGCGTACTCGCCGGCGGTGCTTGCCTCGATCAACTTCCCATTGCGAAGGTTGAATTCCAGCTCCGCAATCTGGCCCTTGAAAAACTGCTCTTTGACCTTGCCCTTTTGGTACATCAGGGACAGGTCGCCGGCGCCGCCCTGCGATCCCGCCCGACCAGTATCCAGGGGCGCTGGGACGGTCACCGTCTTGCCGGCGAAGGTGTTTCGCTCCCATTCCCGGTTGGCCTTTACCGGATCGATGGTTCCGTCCGCGCCCAGGCTGATCCGCTTGTTCTTGATGGCCTTGAGGACCGCCACATGGCTCACTCCACGGACCCGCGCATAGGCGCGCGCCGACAGACCACTCACGCCGCCATCCTCTCAAAGTCCAGGGGTTGCAAGTGGTTGTCTAGAATCGGAGATTCTGGTCTAATACTCTGTGTGCCCGGAGGCACACTGTCGTATGTCATGGCCATGTCCTAAATGCGGGTATACTGCGGGCGACTGGGATGTACTGTGTTCGAAGTGTGGAACCGGGCGACCAGCCAATACCGGCCTGCGATTGTCGGAGGCGACCAATCCTGACGCGGCAATCCGATCAGGCGGGGAATTCCCAGTTCCGATGGTCGCCGTAGGGGCTACTTGCGGAGCCCTCGTCGGCTATCTTTTGGGTCCTACCGTCCCACTCATGGGCGGACATCTCCCCTTAGGTACTGTGCTCACTGCTGGTGCAAATTTGACCGGCTTTGATGGCATTCTGCAAGGACTTGCGCAGCAGGCATTTGCAACGATGCTGGTCTGCATAATTGTGGGAGGTGCAGGCGGATACGCATTCGCCAAACACCAATCTCAAAAGACCACTGCGGTGCCGAGCGAGCCAGTGAAGCCATCGGCTGCGCAAGCGACAGTCTCGAATGGTTTTTGTATCAAGTGCGGCACGGCGTTTCCGCAGGGAGCAGACTTCTGTGCCGCCTGCGGCGTAAAGAGGTCATCGTAAGAGCTGCTGTTTCAGCTTAGAACCAATTAATTAGGGCGGTTAAAGACAGGATCGTGTTCTTCGCCCGGTGATCATTGAACTCGGTGCCATCGCCCCGTAGCGTGTTGTATTGGCTTCGTTGCCAGAGGGCAGGTCTGGTTACCCCCTCACCGGGGTGACCACCGCCCCGATGCCAATGTCCTGGAACGCGCGCCCGGATCCTTCTTGGACTGCACGCGCCCCAGTATACGCTTGCCATCTTCGGACAATGACATCCACGTACTTCGGGTCCAACTCCATCACCCGCGCCTGGCGCCCTGCCTTCTCGCAGGCGATGATCGTCGTCCCGGAACCGCCGAAAGGATCCAGGATTGTGTCGCGGGTCTTGCTGCTGTTCCGGACCGCCCGCTCCACCAACTCCACCGGTTTCATCGTCGGGTGCAGATCGTTGACATGCGGCTTCTTGATGAACCACACATCACCCTGGTCGCGGGCGCCACACCAGAAATGGTCGGTTCCTTCCTTCCACCCGTACAGGATCGGTTCGTACTGACGCTGGTAGTCGGACCGGCCCATGGTGAACGTGTTCTTCGCCCAGATCACGAACGTGGACCAGTGGCCGCCAGCCTCGCGGAACACCGTTTGCAGCGTGGCCATCTCCGACGACGACATGCAGATGTAGATGCCGCCCTTGCACACTGGCACCATGGTGGTGCAGGCGTCCAAGAGGAACTGCGCGAAATCTGCGCCCAGGTTATCGTTGGCAATGGTCCGGCTCGTGCCGCGCAGTTTGTCCTTCATCGTGGCGCCGTAGTTCACGTTGTACGGAGGGTCGCAAAAGACCATATCCGCCAGGCCGCCGGCCAGGACCTTCTCCACGTCGGTCGCGAGCGTGGCGTCGCCGCACAGCAGCCGGTGCTCGCCCAGGATCCACACGTCGCCAGGAACGGTGACCACCGCGACCTGAGTCTCCGGAACCTGATCCTCGTCGGTCAACCCATCGTTGCCCTGGCCGTCATCCATCAGCGCCTCAAGCTCATCGGTAGAGAATCCGATCAGATCGAGGTTGAACCCGTTCACGTCCAGGTCCTTTAGCTCGACGCGCAGCATCTCCTCGTCCCACCCGGCGTTGAGCGCCAGCTTGTTGTCCGCCAGGACAAGCGCCCGCCGCTGCGCCTCGGTGAGGTGGTCGAGCACGATCACCGGCACCTCGGTCATCTTCAGCCGGCGCGCCGCCGCCAGCCGAGCGTGGCCGGCGATGATAACTCCATCACCGCCGACCAGGATCGGGGAGGTCCAACCGAACTCCACGATGCTGGCCGCCACCTGGGCGATCTGCTCGTCGGAGTGCGTGCGCGCGTTCCGGATGTATGGCAGGAGGCGATCCACCGGCCACATCGCCACCTGCAGGTTCGTCATTGTCGGCTAGGCCGTCGCGGGTGTCGACTTCGTGAAGATTCCCGTGGTGTTGAGAGTTCCAACCACCACGTCAACCAGGCCGCTAATCTGCTGGACCTGCGCATCGGGGATCTTCTCTCCCGCCTTGGCTCCGGCGGTGATGATGTCCATCGCCACCTGCTTCTTGGAGGTGCCCGGCGCGGTGATCGCCGCCTCCACGGTGGTGACTGTCTGCAGCACCACCGGCAAATACGTGAGCACTAACGATAGCCACTTCATGTTTGATCGGTCCTTTCTGGTCGGTAAGGGAAGGCCCTTTCGGGCGGCCTCGGCGCCGAAGCTTCCGCGACCACCTCGCCAAGGGATCTCCCGTATGGGGAGGTTTACGCCGTCTTCGCTTCCGTCTGGGAAGGGGTCGAGGCCCCGCCCGAAGCGTTTACCACCACCGGCACCAGGGCCGCCATGGTCTGCGAGATGGCGGCGGCGAGAGCACTCGCGATCACCGGCGTCAGCGAGGTAAACAGGTTCGCGACGTTGGCGGTGACGGCCTCGGCGCTCACCGCTTCGCCAGCACCGGCGGCGGCAACGGCGCCCTTCGTGGTTTCGCTGGCCGCGGTGCCCGCGGGCGAGACGGTCTGCTGGCCCTCGGTCGCACCGATCTGGCCGGACAAGACGAGGCCGGCGTTGATGGCGTGATCGATGGTGGCGGCGTTCTGCGCGCGCCGGCTGGCGGTCTGTGCCAGGTCCAGCGAGACCGCTTCCCAGGCGCGTTGCCGCGCCAGGGTTTCGCGGCGGCTGTCCAGCTCTTCGTCGAAGAGCAGTTTGATGTTTTCGGCGCCACCCAGCAAGCTGGGCTGGTGCGTGACGGAGGGGGAGAGATTCGGATTGACGTCCATACGGGATGTTCCTTTCGGGTTAGTTGGGTTTTCGGTTACGCAGCCCGGAAAACCGGGCCGCTGGATCAGGAAGCCTTTTTCTTAGTTCCGTAGAACGGATTTGGCCCGTGGTGCTTGATCGCGCCGGAGTCCAGGGCCTTTGGGTTGATGGCCTGCACTGGGTCCACACCGCGTTGCGCCGCCACGTCCGCGAACGAGCCGCCGTTGGACTCCAGCATCGCGTCGATGCCGAGGTTCATCATGCGGCGCACGATCACGTCGCAATACCCGGGCGAGATCTCGCAGCCGTAGCCTGTCCGCCCCAACACGTGCGCCGCGGCCATGGTCGTGCCACTCCCCATGAACGGATCGAAGACGACGTCGCCGGCGTCGGAAAATGCCAGTACGAAGAACTCCACCAGGGCGCGCGGGAAGGGTGCGGAATGCGTTCCCTGGCTGCTTTCCGATTTCACCTCGATCACGTTGCTCGGGCGCGCCAGGCCGGCGTGCCTGCCGGCACTGTCCTCGGCTCCCGGTTGGCCGGCGGCCTGCCCGCGCGGTCCTGTGCCCAGCAGCCCGCTCCCGGATGCGGCCTTGGGATTGTTCGGCGAGTAGTCGAAGCAATCATCCGAGGCATGACTCACCGCATCCGCACGGAACTTGATCTGCTGCTGGCGGCAGAAGTGGTAAATCGCCTCGAAGGCATTCTTAAATCTGTTCCCCCAACCGCCCGGTACGCCGTTGTCGGTCTTGCGCCAGCAGAATTCATCCACGAACCGCCAGCCCCACAGGCGCCGGTGGGCGATGACCAAGTCCATCACATACAGATTCCGCTCGCCTTCATCGGCGTGCGGCTTGATGTTCAGGAAGTATGCGGAGCACATTATTATGCGGAGTCGGCGGCGTCCAGCGCGGGATTGCCGCCGGAACACGCGGTTGGCACTTTACATAATTACCCGCCTTTGCCAGCCTCCTT